GCGCCGCAGGCTTTCAGACGGCCACAGGATCGTGGACGCAGTGGAAGTTCTTCAACGCGGCGACGACAAGGGCGTTCCTGCACGACGCAGTAATCACCGGCGTCAACTCGGTCGCCAAGCTGCGGAACGGCTTCACCAACTTCCTGATGTATGACGTCGAGGGCTACGGGCCAGTTCATTCGTCGTCAACAAATCCCGGTCGCGGGAACCTTCTGAACCCGCTCGAAAACGTCTCGACATGGCCGGATAGCGGCGTGCTCCAGGTCTATGACACAATCTTCGACCGCAAGGAAACCGTGTTCACAGGCGGCGACGCCACCAACAACGAGGCGCTGGACGGCGACGCCTATATCCGCAACATGCTGATTAAGCTCTACTTCATGAATGGCGACTGGAGAAATACCGGTGACGCCATTTCAGACATGAAGGGCGCGGCGCAGTTCCATTGCATGACCTACGGGGCGTCTTGGCGCGGCATCCGGGCGTGGCATCACGCGACGCTCTACGGGCGCACGAGGCTTGATGGGCCTTACACGCAGGCCGTGCTGAACCAGTCGGAGCGCGGCGGCGTCATTGCGCTGTGGATGGTCGATCAGCCTGGCGGTGTGCGCGTACGCGATCAGGCCGAGGTACCGACAACGACGGGCCTCTCGTTTTTCAACTACGTCGCGGACAAGCGGCAGACTATCGTCATGAAGTCCAAGCCAGCCTTCGCGCCGGAGTGCGACTACGCCGCGACCGACTTCGAGTTCGAGCAGTCGCTGAACGGCGGCGCGAGCTGGTCGCCGCTGAGCGTCGAGCGCACCGGGCCGAACGACTGCTGGGGCTCGACGCGGCGCACGATCGCCGGAGTCTCGACCAGCATCACCCACGTCCGGGCGCGGGCTCACTGGGGCGCCAAGGTCGGCGCGTGGACGCAGGCGGGGGTGACGGTATGATAAACCAGCAAGAAATCCGCTGGGCGGAAAGCGGTCTTTTGTGGAGCATATGATATGACCCGCGATCAAGAAATCCCTTGCGCCTTATTTACTTATAGTAGGAAAGAGACTAAGATACACCCATGATGACCTACGCGCACATAGATCGGCCTTTAACCGATGTGGACCTTTCCGCCCCCGCAGCGGAAAGCGAGTCCTCGCCCGCACCGCTTGCGCGCCTCAGTGAGCGCCACCGCCGTCTTGCGCGTATGCTGGCCGAGGGCGTAAGTGAGCAAGATGCCGGCCTTGCTGTCGGGCTCCTTCCCGTCCGCGTTAGCGTGCTCAAAGCAGACCCGACCTTCCGCCACCTAATTGACTTCTACCGGCGGCAGGTAGAGGACAACTATCTATCAGTGCACGAAAAGCTAGGTGAACTCACCAACCTCGCCACGGATGAAATCATCCTGCGGCTTGAGGTGGAAGCAGAAAAGTTTGAACTTAGCGACTTGATGGAGTTGACTAAGTTGGGGGCGGATCGCACCGGCCATGCTCCGGCAGGAAAGAACGCGGCGCCAACCGTGACCTTTAACATCGGGGCGCGGCTCGACGCAGCGCAATCCCGCGTCATCGAAGGAAAAGCAAAGTATGTCAACGAAGAGTGATCCAGCCGTCCGCTTTCAAGCGGTCGATCTTTCGGGCGGTAACGTAACGTTTTCGCCGCCGTGCCGCGCTGTTATCGTGAACACTGGCGGCATCATCACGGGAATTGCGGCGGATATGACCGCAGCCGCCGCGACGAAGGCGCTGCCCGCCGGTATCATCCCGATCTCCTTCAAACAGATTAACCAGACCGGCACGACCGCCGCTGACATCACGGCTGTCTGGTGACCGACGACCTCGGCATACTCATCGACAAGCTGGCGGAGTTCCGCAACGATCCGCTTGGCTATGCCAAATGGGCTTATCCGTGGGGGGAGCCGGGAGAACTCGCGACGAGTAAGTTGCGCGCGTGGCAGGAAGATACCCTCGGCTTTATCGGAGAGTCGTTGCGCGCGGACCCTTTCCGCCCCATCCGTATTGCACGAGCGACGGGCCACGGCGTAGGAAAATCGGGCCTCGGAGCAATCCTCACCGATTGGGCCTTCAACACTTGCGTCGATACGCGAGGCGTGGTCACGGCCAACACTGAAAACCAGTTGAAGACGAAGACGTGGGTTGAGGCCGCAAAGTGGCATCGCCTCTCCATCGCAAAGCAACTTTCCACGTTGCGCGCCACGTCCATGCGCAGCGCCGATCCTGAGCACGAAGACACATGGCGCATCGACATTGTGCCGTGGTCGGAGCATAACACGGAAGCCTTTGCCGGATTGCACAATCGCTTCCGCCGCATCTTTCTCCTTTTCGATGAGGCGTCCGCAATCCCGGACGTGATCCACGAAGTCGCCGAAGGCGCGATGACGGACGAGGACACAGAAATCCTCTGGATACAACTCGGCAACCCGACGAAGAACAGCGGGCGCTTCCGCGAGACAGCGCCGGATGGAAAGTTTGGGCGACGATGGAACTTCAAATCCCTTGACTCCCGCACCGTCGAAGGGATCAACCTCACACAGGTTAAAGAGTGGGAAGAAGATTACGGCGAAGACTCTGACTTTTTCAAGGTCCGTGTCCGCGGAATGTTTCCTGACTCGGATGGCGAAAGTTTTATCTCGCGCACCGAGGCGGTAGTTGCGGCGCAGCGCCCGCTGCCTGAGCGCATCGACGGCGACGTGGTTATTGGCGTGGACGTGGCGAGGTTTGGCGGTGACGCCAGCGTGATCCTTACCCGCCGTGGTCGCGACGCCCGCAGCGTCAAACTGAAAACCTACCTCGGCCTCGACACAACCACCCTTTCCTACATGGTCCGCGATCACATCATTGAGACGCAGCCCGCCGCCGTATTCATTGATGGCGGAAATATGGGCGCGGGCGTTATCGACAACCTGCGCAATATGCAGCTTGGCGTTCTCATTATCGAGGTAAACTTCGGGGCTGGCGCAGATGGTTTCACTTCCGAGGAGTGCCTTAACAAGCGTATGGAAATTTGGGTGATGATGCGCCAGTGGCTCCGCGACGGAGGTTGCATCCCCGAAACGCTGCCCGGCGTGGACCGCACTTTCCCCGATGAACTTGCCGCGCCAAACTACGGCTTTGCCTCTAAAGTCCGAGGCCGCAGCGACGCTCTTCAGCTTGAGTCTAAGAAGGATATTAAGCGGCGGATGGGTTGGTCCACCGACTTTTCCGACGCTCTCGCTTGCACCTTCGCCCTTCCTATGGTGCCTGCGCGGCAAGGCATTGCTCCTCAGCAACGGCCTACGGTGGCGCCGGAATACGACCCACTCGCCAAGGCGCGCGAAACCCACTACACATTCGGAGTGCACTGATGGGCCTTTTCTCCAAACCGAAGATACCAGCGCCGAGGCCGCCGACGATCCTCGCCGCGCAGCCTTTCAACCCAACTGCCGCGCAGGCCGCTCGACCCACGGCAACGACGCAGGGAAGTGCGGACTCGAACTTTGGTCGCGCTACCGGCACACAATCGCTCATCAACCGGCTTGCGCCCGTTTCGGAAGAACGGCGTAAGCGCACATTGCTAGGAGGTTAAGATGCCTAAAGGTAAAACTTCGCGCCCTGACAACAGGGACATCAAGAAGCTGAAGAAAGTAAACCCGCGCCGTGGCGCCAACGCTGCGCGCTTCGCGCAAGAAAATCGCGACACCGCAGCAAAGACTGACCGCACGGCAGCAGCAGATATTCTTAAAGCATACCACGAAAGGGTAACGGAAGAATTGGCCGATAAACTTAGCAAACAACGAGTGAGGACGGAATTATCGCGCCTAGATGCCCGAATGGGCCCGCCCAATAAGCGCAAGTAACAAGGAATATCCCGTGCCCACCATCTCGACCACTGAGCATGACCGTTACAAGCGCCTCCTCACGTCGATGCGCGAGGACCGTCAGCCGTGGCGGGAGCATTGGCGGCTCATCGCCGATTACGTCATGCCACGGCGCTACAACTGGCTTCAATCGCAGCGCGAGACGCGGATTAGCACCCAGCTTTCCAACCCTCTAATCCTCGATGGGGCGGCTACGCTCGCGGCGCGAACACTCGCCGCCGGAATGATGAACGGGATCACGTCCCCGGCGAGGCCGTGGTTCCGCCTATCAGCCCCGCAGTTCCGCGACAACTCCCGAGTCCGAAAGTGGCTTGACGCGGCGCAGAGCGACATGCTTTTTGCCATGGCCGAGTCCAACTTCTACAACGCCCTCGCCATCCAATACCTCGATCTTTCCGTCTTCCAAACCTCCGCGATGTTTATCTACGAAGACGACGCTGATGTGTTCCGCTGCTACAACTACGC